GGCTATATGTCCACCGCCCTGCCGGCGGCGCCCATGGACTACGGCATGGAGGCCCCGATCCGAGCGGGCGGGGTTTTCGGGACTATCACACAGACCGCCATACCGGCGGCGGAGTAAGAGGAGGCAACCATGTTTTACGGATTTGTCATTACAGAGGCCGGCAACAATCTGCTGGCCAAAATGGTGGCCGGTGATAAGCTGACCATTACAAAGGTGGTCATGGACAAGGGCACGGCGGAGAGCGCGGAGGCCGCCCGGAAGCTGACCGCCCCCATTGACCCAGGCCCCAACGGCACCAGCACCGTGCCAACGGTGGAGGGCGCCGCTGTCAACATGCTGGTGGAGTACCGCAGCGACCTGAACGGCGGATTACAGGAGGGTTTCTGGATCGGCGGCTTTGCCGTGTTCGGCAAGGTAGAGAACGGGACCGAAACCATGATCTATTATGGGTCCCTGGGGGAGCAAAAGCAGTATGTGAGCGCCTATGTGGAGGGAACCGCCCCGGATGTGCGCCGCTACCCCGTTTCCATCACCGTGACCGCCGGCGTGGAGGTGGAAGTGTCCTACCCCGCGGAGGCGTGGATGACCGCCGAGGATGTGGCGGAATACTTCAACGGGACCCTAAAGCCGGATCTGGAGGCCGGGCTGGATGACCTGATCGACAAACACAACAAGGATCCCAACGCCCACAACGGCGCCCTGAAAGACAAGCAGGACACCATCAAGGTGGAGGGACTGCTGAAAGGGACCAAGACCACCACCGAGGAGGGCGAAAAATACAGCGTGGGAGCGGCCACACCGGGCACCGATTATCAGCAGCCCACCAACAAGCTGACGGCAGCGGAGGAAATGTCCACGCAGGACTTTATCCCATTCTACGACCACGCCAGCGGCCAGCACATGCGGGCCACCCTCCAGAGCTTGAAAGAGGCCATAGGCGTACAAAGCCCCACCATCAAGGTGACCACCTGCACGGGCGCCACTGTGACCTGTTCAGACGGAGAAACCACCCTGGAGGGAACGGGATCCACGGAATTTGAATTGCCCAATGTGGGAAACTGGACCGTGACGGCCACCCTGAACGAACAGACTGCCACCCAGGTGGTGGAGGTCAACGGCACCCTGCTGTACGAGGTGGATCTGATG